CGCGAGTGCCGCTGTCTGTCCCATCATCAGCCCCCGATATGCCCATGAGGTATTACCGACAGGATCGCGAGCGGTAGCGGCTCGACCTGCCTCACGCAAAACCGCCCCGTTTCCTGCCATGTCGATTTGATGCCGATCTCGATCAGTCCTGTCCGGAACGGCACGGTATCGCTATCGACATCGATCTCCGGCTGAAGCTCATAGAGTTGCGTGTTGCCCGCCTCGTCGAGTTCGAACGACGGCCCGGCAAACACGCCGCGCGAGGATTCGACCAACATCGAGACGCCGACCATGTTTTTCTTCTTGTCGCGGAGCTGTTCGCCGTTGACGTCCATGTCGAGCGTCTCGAAATCGGCCATGATCCCGAGGCCGGCGTGAATCACGACATACGGATTAGCGAGAGACACCACGCCGGCCGTAACCGTGATCGTCGTATAGTCGGCGTTGTTCGGGCTTGCGATGACGTGCCCGTCAGCGAATACCGCAACATCCTTGCCTTCGAGATGGTCAGCGCCAGATAGCTGATCGACGCCCTTGCCCCAGGTCGCGAGCGCTACGTCGCGCAATAGCGCCGGCACGGTCTCTATCGCGAAGCCTTTGACGTGCGTAGAATCCGTGTATTCGCTGATGATGATCGTCACTTCATGCCGCTCGCCGTCGCCGTCGACGGTGTAGATCACGATCGAGTTACCGGGGTCGCCCGCGACGAAAAATCCCGCACTCGCCTCGATCGTTAGTTCGTCCTCGTATGTCCAATCGGTAGCAGTCGAGACCTCCATCGTCGTAGCGCCGATGTTCCACCCGTTGTAAGTCAGGCCGCAGTCGAGATAGAACGCATCGGTCGTGATGTCGTCGACCGCCTCGATGAACGGATCGGCGAGCCGCTCGATATAGCGCTTGGTCGAGCCGTCTATCGTGCGCTTGACGATCACGTAGACCGCGTCGTTGTCGTCCTCGGGAACACAGACAACGTCCTCGAACTCGCCGTCAGTGTCATGGCGATGCCAGCCCCATATCTCGTGTTCCCGGAGATACGTCAGCCCGAGGAGCGTGCCGTCGCTGCGCGCGATCCACACGACCGAGTTCGGTGTCTCGGCGAAGTCCCATCGCGTGAGCGTGCGACCGCGAAACAGATGCGGCGCGAATACCGTCAGATCGCGGCCGGCGTAACCTTGCGTGATGTCCGCGCGTAGGTCGCGCACGATGCCGCTGCGCGCCTGCACGTAGAGCGCGCTGTTGCCGATCACGATCGGCGGCATTTTGTTGGCGCCGCCAGTGCCGTAGACGGGCTCGATGTTCGGCGGTTGTGTCGCGAGCAGCGAGCCGTCCTGATTGCCGCGCACGAGCCGCACGCCGCTTGCCGTAAAGAGCACGAGCCGATCGAGTTCGACCGCATGCCGGATCGCCTGCACCTTTTTGCTGGCGACGGTGAACGAGATCGCATCGTCATCTTGCAGTGGCGATGACTTCGAGAAATTGGAATACATCCCCGAGCGCGAGCCCTCCGCGCCCTCCGGGTTATTGTTCGTATTGAAGAACATCCGACGCTGCTGATAGATCGTGCCAGTGCTCGGCCGGTTGTCAGCGCCGGAGAACGGATTGCGCGTGAGCGGCGGCGTGATCGACATATCGGGATCGACGCCGGCATCCTCGAATGACGGCGACCCCGAATCCCCGGCCGTGCCGATGAATCCATAGACGCCGTTCTTGAGCTTATAGACGCCGTATTCCTGCGCGCCTGTGACCTGCGTCCATGTGATCGTGATCGGAACGGACGCGCTTGCCGTGTCGTCCGTCGTCGTCGCCGCGGAAGCGATGGACTCCTCGAAGGTCTCGGCTTTGATCGTCGTCACGACCCAAGCGTCGCCCGCGGACCCGACCGCGCCGGTATTGGCAAGCCCGCTAGGCGCGGCGATAGACGGCGCGAACGTGATCGTAGACAGGGTCCATGCGGTATGCCCGGTGCGCCGCAGCTCGCGCGTGTCATACGACGGATGCATGAGTGTGACGATGTCGCCTTGCTGGAACGCTTGTATATCGGGAATGTCGGCCGTCACATACGGCGTCGGAATCTCGTAGATCGCGCCCGTGAGCGGATACCAGTAGGTCGCGTTCGGCGGCTGCTGATTGGTGTGCCCCAGGATGCAGTAATAGTTGACGCCGAGCCGCGACGCGAGATCGCCGATGATGTAGGCCGTTGCATTCGACCAAGCCGTCACGCCCGAGACGACGATCTGCGCGCCCTCGCGGATGAAGCGGAAATACAGGTTTCCCGCCTCGATCACATAGGTCTGATCGTCGTTGTAAATGAACTTACCGAAATAGGTCTTGACCGAGGAGTCTTTAACTTCCTTGATGAACTTGGTCCCGGTGCGATTCTCAACGCCGCCCTCTTTCCTGATAATGAAGTTGCGGCAGGTCCGCAGACCAGTTTGATACTTGACCTGATCCGCGCGGCCGTAGACCGCAGGCCCGAGCTCGCCCCCGGCGAACGAGCGTTGAATCAGGCTATCGGTCACGCACGGCTCGAGATCATATCAGACTCGCGCTCCTCCTCCTGCTGCTGCTCGTTGAGCGCAACCGCTTGCGCCATCGACAGCTCGACGTGATAACCCTCCATGCACTGCTCGAACATGCCTTTGATGCGCGACATCGACGGGGCGCACGCAGCGGCAATCTTCCAGGCGAGCGCAGAGACGCACAGCGCATCGAAGTCCTCGGGCTCAGTCACGGCGCCCGTGTATTCAAGCTCAGCATCGGGCTCGTTCGTGTAGATCAGCTTGCCTTGCGTATCGCGGCCGATGATGAACGGCGGCGGCGCCGGATCGCGCCGGCCGAGCCCGGTGACCAGGCGACGCGCGAACATGCAGTCGGACGGGTAGCGATAGGAGTAATGCCAGTCGTTCGAGACGCGCGCGCTAGACGATCCGCCCACCAGGCCGAGCGTCGCGTATGTCGTCGTGAACGGCCATGGAAACGCGCGCAGCACGAAGTCGCGCTCGTCGTCGAACATGAGATTGATCGCGTTCGCCTCCTTGCCGCGATCGGTCTCGACGTTATTGACGACGATCGTGACGCCGATGCGCAGCAGTGAGAGGCGGGCGATTTGGGTTTTAGATGCCATTGGCAATCGCGGTGTCAGAAGTAGCCATGATTTATACGATCCTTCTCAGCGCCTTGATGACGCGGTCGTTCTGCTGAGTGAGCCGGCGCACCTGCGCGATTGATTCGGCGGTCGTCGGACTCTGCAGCGCGAGATACGTGTCGTTCGCGGCTATCGCCGTATCGGCCTGCGTTTTGATGTCGGACTTATCGGTCACGATTGCGGCCTGTTCTGCGTTATAGGCTGTGAGGTCATACGCATCTATGTCCGTTTCGGCAGGCATAGGCTGTTCGGATAGCCAGTCAACGCGGGTTGTGCCGTCGTCCAAGCCGTGCGCCACGAAATCACGGTCAATTACATAGCCCATTGCAAGTAAAACTGTTGCGGAATCTTTTCTCATAATATTCTCTTATGGAAATATTTCTACACCCGAAAAAAGCACAGACGCGGTAAATTCAGTAGAGCTACTTGTCAATCCCCTTGACCCCTCCTCAGAACGATATTGATAACGGATGTAATCATCAACGGCTTGTGGTATTTTGACATGGCCACCGTATGCTGGGAAACTCGCTGCTGTCGTATAAGTTACTGGAACATAACCGACTCTTACAGTGTCATTCTTTTCAAATGCGAAACCCGTGTATTTGCCAGCCGAAATCGCGTTCCCTCCTCGATATGACCCCTCAAAACTCCAAGTGGCGGCTCGTCGCGCTACAATTTTATCGCTTGCAACAACAGCGCAATTTCCCACATCCTGGTCTGCTGTCCATGCTCCTGGCGTGGGTGATACCGCGGTAGGATACTGATACGTTCCCGCAGTTTCATTGGCTGTTGGCGCAGTCGAGAGCCGTAAAAATACTTTGCATGGAATACGGCCATCCTGCTCCACCACCCACGTCGTATTCGCCTCGACGCAGCGCATGATCACGACTTCACCTGTAATGAACAGGCGTGACCACTCCGTCCCGCCGGCAACACCATTCAGCGTATCGCTCGCCGCAGCGGTAATCAACAGCTCGTAAGTCGCGTCGCCGGTCTCGATCATGAGTCCGACACGATCACCAACAGCCGCTGTCGTCGGCAGGGTCAGTGTGCGATCGGCTGAAAACCCGGAGATGTCGCGGACATACATGGTGTTGACCGCGGCAGCAATGGCCGCATCGGCGGTGCCACCTACATCCACGTCCAGTGTCCAGCCCTCACCGCTGGAACTGATGGTTTCGATCTTGTCGTAAACTGCGTTTTTGGTTGGCGGCTCTAGACTCCCATTCCACCCCACGCCATACACCTCATCAGGAATGAGCGGATCGGACGAAAACGTCTTCACGCCCGCGATCGTCTCGTCGCCGGTATCGTGCACGACGGCCGCGTCATCGGGAACGGTCTTGCCCTCGACAGCAATGACCCCCGCACTCACACGGGTTATCGTCGTATCGGTAGCGTGTCCGATATTGACGGCGGTGAACTGCGGGGAGTCGCCGGTGCCTACCCCGGCCAGCGTGGCGAGCGCGGCGGCGGTGGCTTGCGTTAGAACCGACCGCCCAAAGGCGTCGGTAGCAAGCGCCGCAATCGCGGTTAGGTCTGCATCGAGCGGCTGATACGCAGCATCGCCCTCGGCCGGCGTAAGGTAGAGCGAGTCGAAATACGCTTTCATCACGGCGCGCGTGAGATAGAAATTCGTCGTCGCCGGATCGTTGTAAGGTGAGCGCGACATCGGAATACTGTCGCCGTCATTGAAGGAGGCGGCGGCTCCTGCTGGCGCGCTGCGGATTTTACTCAAGCGTCAAGCTCCCATTCGGCCGCGCCATCGTCCAAGTGCCAGGCGGTCGCATCGTCGTCGAGCTCCCATGCGTTGCCGCTCGGAGGCTCCGGCTCCTCGGCCGGCGTCGACCAGAATGCTTTATTGCGGCGGCGGCGTCCGATCGTCGTCATTTCACGTCCGCGACATGCTTATGCCGCACGTTGCGGCGCTCCCAATTCGCGCGCTTGAATCCTTGACTGCGCAGCTCACGCGCGGGCGCCTTCGCCTCGGAGATCGTCGGTGCGACCGGGGCGAGCTCGACCTGCGCGATGCCGCTGCCGTCATCTTTCACCACACAGCCGAAGCGCCACGGCGAGCCGTAGCCCATGACGCCAGCATGAACACGGACCAGGCCGATGCGACACGCTTCCGCGTTGTGCCATTGGATCGACACGCTATGCGCACTCACCGTCAGGCGCGGCGCGTGAGATCACGAGAATTTGGCCTTTAGCGCGTCGACCTCGGCGCGGAGCTCGCCGAGCTTCGCGCGCTCTGCGGCGACCTCGGCCTGGACGATCTCGAGCGTATGGCGTCCGAGTGATGTAGCGGCCTGAACCTGCTCGGAATCCTTGCGCGCCGCTGCCTTGATGCGCTCCGCGGCGTCGCGCGCCTCACTCATGATCGCGTCGGCCGCAGCCTCCGCGCGCGTGCGCTCGGCATCGGCCGCCGTAATCGCCGCTGCCTTGATGCCGGTTGCCTCGCTCTGCTTGGCGAGGATCTCGGCCTCGACCTCGGCGACCTTCTGCCAGGCCGCAGCCTCGCGCTCGGTAGCGGCGGCATACCGCTCCTCGGTCTCCTGCGCCGCGCTCTCGATCGAGCTCACGCGATCGAGCTCATCGGCGAGCGCGATAATCGCTCGGAACGTCGAGCCGAAGCGCTTGATCGCGTTCGCGCCTTCGTGCAGTGTCGTGGCATCCATGTGCTTACCCTTTTGCGAAAAGCGTCGGCACGATTGCCGTCGTCGCGCCGCCCGCCGTGCAGCGCGGGCGCATGTATCGCGTCATTTCCGAGATCGCCTCGATGCCGACCGCGGTCTTACTGATCGCGTTACCCTGCGGATCAGTGAGCGTCACGTAATTCGTGCCGTCGTTCGAGCCTTCCCATACCACCGTCGAGGTGTCGAAGGTGCCGACAAACTGCACCGACCGATCGGTGTGCGAGGCAAGCTCGACCGGGTCGCCGCTGTCGCCGTTAGCAAGAGCCGCCCACGTCACCACGGTCGCTTTGACGCCCGCTTGCGCAATGCGCGCTTCCGTTTTCGCCTTGACTGCCATGAGTAACCCTCGCTAGTCCGCGATGCGTTTAAATGACTTCCTGACTTCCGGTGCCCGCCCTGCCGCCCTTTTCCATCTTCGAGGCGAGCGTCTCATCGCGAAAGGTTTTCAGCGCCTCTTTTCCGGTCGTGACCTTTTCCGGCTCGCCGACTGCGACAGGCTCCATCCACGTTTCGGAGAAGTGGCTCGGGATCGTGCCGTTCTTGTCGGCGAGTGATTGCGCGAGCTTGCCGTCCGCTTTGTAGCGGCGCTTCGGAACTTTCTTTTCCTCGCCGTTTACGATGACCTCCTCGTATTCGATCTCGGGCTTCGCGCGAATCTTGCGGCGAGGCTCGTCGGGAATCGTGAATACATCGCCGACGCGGCGCCGAACGTGCTCGAAGTATCCGACGACCTGCCCGGCCGTCTCGCCGATAACGTTCGCGTGTGCTCTGACTTTCATGTCTGTCTCCTAGTTAAAGCGGTTTGACTTTAATAGATTCTTAACGCCGGGAATGACGCTCAAGTTGGTGTGAACGTGCAGACCTGAGACGCGATCCCCGTTGAGCGGGATCACATGATCGACTTGCGGGTTTAGTTCGGGAAAGGTCAGCCGAGCTATATGAGCGACCGCGTAGAACAGTTCGAGCGACTGACGATCAGACCACGACGGGGAGCGCTGAATGCGCGCCGCCTGCTGCCTGCGGGTTTTAGCCGCGACCTTGCCCTTGTTGCGACGGCAATGCGAGCGGACTGACTCGCGGGCTTTCTCCGGGTTCTCGGCTCGCCATCTGGCGTTTGCGGCCCGCTTTCGTTCGAGATTCGACAAACGCCACGCAGTTGCGCGCTCTCGATCACACATCACGCAATGACCATTCACGGCGTGACGTTCTGATACGTGCCCCCGCACACAGGGCTTCCCGGTGGAATACCGAGGAGACCCTGCTGCGAGTGCTTGTTGCCGACTTGATGCCATCAGGAGATGACATACCCTTTCGCGTAGGTCTCGGCCATCGCGTTCGCCATGCTGAGCGGCTGCAGGTATGCATCGACGGTGAAGTCGACCGTTCCCGTGATGTCGTAATACGCGCCGAAGTAGCGCAGCGCCGGGATGCCGTTGGCGAGCGGGATCACGTAGACCTTACCGGCAGCGATGTCGGCCGTCGCGAGATCGATCTCGCCGATGATTTGAGGGGAACTCAGGTTCGCCGCCGCCGACTGGATCGCCGTCAGCTTCGCGCTTCCGGTGTTGGTGCCGATCGCCGTGATCGCGACAACGAGCGCGAGCGGCTCGCCGACTGCGACCTTGCGCTTCGGTGTCACATTGCCGAAGTCGATCGTGTTTGTGGAAGCCGCATCGGCGGTCACTTGCTGCGCGGCGCTCAGTTTTAGGAGTGCGTCTAGGATCATTTTGTAACCTCTTTCGTATGTGTTTTACGCCGCAGCGATGTGATAATCACACCGCTGCGCGCGAAGGTTTAAGAGACGAGGGATTCTGTCTGCAGAAGCGCGTCGCAGATACGCACCGGGACGCCCTGGAACTGGCCGACGCGCTTGCCATCGACGGTCTCCCATCTCAGGCCCCCGCCTGAGATGATGTCGTCACGACGCTGGATGTCTAGCATCTGCGCAACTGTCCGGTTCATGTAGAACACCGGGCGCCCCATGTTCAGGCGTGTACGATACAGCGCCTTGATCATCAGATCGATCAGATCGGCCGCGCTCGATTTGGCGACGAGATTGCTCACGTCGATGTTCGGGATGCGAACCACCTGGCGCCAGTCTTTCAGCGCGATCCCGGCATCCCACGTCCAGCGCTCCTGCAGCGCGCGCATGCGCTGACCGGCAACGCCGGCCGTGACCTCGACCGTGACCTCGCCGTAGTCGTTGTGCTCGAGACCGGCTTTCGAGCCCCGCGGAAAGATGCCCGTGACTCCCTGCTCGCCCCACACGAGGAGCCAGATCGACGTATTGTCGGTATCCGAGCTGCCGCCCGAGATGACATTCGAGGCGTTCGTCGCGCCGGAGATGGCCGAGTAACGCGCGGACAGGCCCGTGAACTCCTCGGGCGCGAGCCCTTGGTTGCCGTAGAACAGCGTCGAGGCCATTTCCTGATTCATGGCTTCGATGAACGCCTGCGCTTCCGAGAGGCGGAACTGAGCGCTGTTGCCGTTCAGCCGCGCTAGCTTGACATCGATCTCGCTCCACGCTTCGAGCATGCCGGCGTGCTCGTCTATCTGCGCGGTCGTCGACTTGCTCGGCGTGCCGCCCTGATTCAGCAGGCGCCATGCGACAGCGGGCAGTCCCGTGCGAACCGTCGTGCGATGCCCGGTCGGCAAATTGCCCTCGACGAACAGCATGTCGGTGAGAATCTCGTTCGTCTGCGAGAGCAGCTCGACGATCGTCGGCACCTTGCCGTCCGGATCGAGGCGCTTCGCCCAATCGGCGAGCGTCAGTGCACTTGTGGACAGAGTAGTCATCGAATTACCTCATATTTTGTTGATAGGTTAGGAAGGTTTGCCGTAGAGCACGGTCGCCGCGTCTTTCGCTCCCCCGCTACCGCTGCCAGCGGGTTGATTGAGCGGCTTGTCCTCGCTCATTGCCTTGCCGATCCGCGTCATCATGCGGAAGAACCCGGGATGCAGATTGAATCCCGCATCCATTACGGACTTGAGCAGTTCGTCGCCGCCGAACGCCTTGATCGCGTTCGCTGCGAGTTCGCCGTTCTTGTCCAGGGCTGCACCGCCGAACTCCGCATCTGCCTTGAGTTCGCTCAACCACGCGGTTTTTGTCTCCGTCAGCTTGGCCGTTGCGGCATCGGTTACTTGCTTCGCTGCGTCGTGACGTTGGACGAGCACGGCCTGTGCCGCGTCGTTCGACAGATTGTTCGCCTTCGCGAAGGCCGCAACCTTGTCCACGTCCGATTGAGTGAGCGAAGATTTCTCCGGCAGCGTGAGCGTGTAGCTCTCGGGCGCCTTGCTCTCGCCCGCGGGCTTGCCGTTCTCGCCGCCTTTTCCGCCGTCTGCTCCAGCTTCCGAACCCGCGGGCTTGCCGTCGTCGCCGGTTTTTTGTTTGCCGTCGTCGCCAGTTGCGCCCGCCGTATTGCCCGCCGCCGCTGCGGCTGCTGCCGCGGCTGCTGCGTCACCGCCCGAGCCGCCCGCGGCACCGTCGCCGCCTTCGCCGCCCGTTGCTTGTTCCATGAGTGCTTTCCATGCCGCGCTACGCATCCGGTTCATCGTCGTTCTCCTGTTGAGTGAGTGATTGCGTGCGCATCGCACGGCTTTCGACGGCGTTGCTGCGCGTCGCCTGCGCGGCCTCGCGCTGCATCTTGAAATACAGCTCTTGATCGGCTTTCGCGATCTCGCTCACGATCATGCGGCCAACGTCGCCGCGACCGATGTTGAGGGACTGAAACGAGTTACTCGGATGGAACGGCGACTCGAAGATGCCGCAGAACTCCAACCAATCCCACACGACGCGCCGGTTCACCGGATCGCTCATGAGATGCAGCACATCGCCGCGTTTACGCGCGGCCTCGTCGCGCTCCTTACGGCGGGCGTGTCCGACCTGCTTCGCGTCGGCCGCGTTCGCGACGAGCGCGCTATCGCGTTCGTTGTTAGAAGTCGCCAAGGTTCACCCATGTCAGCAAGGCCGTGCCGGTGATCCTGCCGCTGCCAGTTGTCGGCGTGAGCGTCACGTTGTCGATCGTGCCGACGAAATCGGCGTCGGCCGTAAACACGATGTCGTCGCCGCCCGCGACGATCTCCTCGACGAACGTATCGGCGGTAGAGCGTGCGGTTCCCGCCGTGCCGCCCACGTGCGCCTGAACACTGCCGGCCGAACGCGTGAGTGTGAACGTGAGGATGTAAGTGACATCTTCGACGAGCTCGACGGCTTGTGACAGATCGGAAGCGGCTTCCTGCGTGCCGTCGCAATCCGCCACGCCCGCGCCGATCGTCCAGCCGTCGCCTTTCGTCCAGTCGGTATCGGCCGCAAACGCGCCGTTTGTGATGACGTCGCCCATGTGCGCCGCGTCGTCGTCGATGAGCACGTTGAGATGAACCTCGACATCCGTGCCACCCGCGGCGCCAGAGATCAGCGTCGCATCGGCTTGCGCGTCGATCGGCCCGGCCTGCGCCGCGAGTGCCGCAATCGCGGTTGTGCCGATGATGTTCTCCTCGGTCGTGGCGAGCGCGTCGGCGTCAGTGACGGCAGTCGTGCCGAGCGCGACGTCACCCTCGGCCGTGTCGAGCCAGTCGGCCCCGACAAGGCGGATGTCGGCTTCGAGCACCGCGCCGAGAAAATGAATGTTGCCGGCCGGCATCGTCTTGAGGAGCACCGAACCGAACTGACCGGCGCCCGCCTCGTCAGTCAGCTCGATCGCTTGATCGAGAAGCGTGATGACGGACTGCTTTACGACGCCACTCTCGTCGCTCGCGAGGACTTGGGCGAGTGCGTAGCGCAGCGGATCGCTTTCCTCCGGCGTGACGTCGGTCTCGTCGTCATAGTCCACGCAGTTGAAGCGGAAATAGATGCCACCCGGCACTTCGACGAAGAGATCGCCGCGAGCGACTTCCCCGACCAACGGCTCGGCCACTGTTCCCGTCCATGACTGAACGGTCTGCCATGTCGAAGTCGGATGTTCGGATCGCTGCAGCAGGACTTGGCCGATAAACTCGTCGGCACCATCCGCCTGCAGCGCATAACGAACCGTCTGGCCGTATGGCACCAAGATCGCTATACCGGCGCCCGCGTCGCTGAATGTTCCAAGAGCTTTGTTGTTCATTGTCAGACCCTTTCCGCTGATCCTTCGATTACGCGGTTAAGCGCGGTATCGCCTTCCATCGGCGTGTTGCCGAGCTGCTGCGCGGCGCCGGTCATATTTTTCATCGCTTCGGCCGCTTGCGCCTGCGCGAGCGCCCGCGCTTCCGCGTCAGCCGCTTCACGCGCCTCGTCGTCGGGCACGATCACTCTCGGATTGACGCCGGTCA